AACTGAGGTATTTAGGTATGAAGTAAAAGGTGCTGGAAATTCTTTAATTGAAACTGCAACTGTAAATACTGATAACCGAACTACTGAGATAGTTCAAGCATTAGCCTTGAATTTACAAAAGTTAGGTAAAGAAACAGAAGTAGAATTACAATCTTTACTTTATGGACGTGTAGTTGCATTTGTAACTGACTACAACGGAAATGTTAAAGTAGTGGGTATTGATAGCGGGTTAGATGCTACAACTTCGGTAATGAGTACAGAGGTTAGTGGATATACAGTAGCTTTGGAAGCAAAAGATAAAATATTTGCTCCGTTCTTATCTAGTTCGGCAAAAACTGCCCTATTAGCTTTAATTTCAAATGATGTAGTAACGCCTTAAAAGAAAGGAGGAAACAATCTTATCAAACCCACTTTAATAGGTGGGTTTTTTATTTGATACCAAACCGATAAAAAAGCGTTTAATAAGTATGAAGATATTTGACCCAACCGATACAACTCATACACTGCAAATTATACCACGTGAATACGTGAGTACTGCAACTATGATTTTAAGGAATGAATTAAGGCAAACCGAAACAACTCACAATCTTACTTGCACAAATGTAAACGGATATTTAACCGCTACATTTACACACACAATGAGTGAGGGGCAAAGTTTTGAGTTTGAAGTTTACGATACTAACGATGTTTTGCTTTATAGAGGCAAAGCGTATGCAACTGAAAATATATGATACTAGAAAAATTACAATTATCAAACTACTTTAGACCTGAGATTAAAGAAGTCGCTTCTAAAGACTTCGTTTTAAATGGCGACAAAAACAGTTTTTATCAAGAAATTATAGACCGTTATAACGGCAGTCCGACCAATAGAGCAATTATAGATGCTTATTCTCAGTTTATATATGGTAAAGGATTGACTTCTAAGCAACAAGCGATTAAACCTATCCAATTTGCAACGGTGGTATCAATCATTAGCAAAAAAGATTTAAAAAACATTTGTCACGACTTTGAGTTATTCGGAGAAGCATCTGCTGAGGTTATCTTTGATAAAGGTAAATTGAAGCAAATAAAACACGTACCTAAGAATACTATCGCACCTAATAAAATGAATGAGGACGGCGATATTAATCTTTATTGGTATTCACGTAATTTTGCAGATACTAGAAAGTATGAGCCTTTACCTATTGATGCATTAGACTTATCTAAAATGCCTAAAAGTGGTTCAGCAATCTATATCTTTAAGGATTACCAAGTAGGTAAAAATTACTACTCAGACCCTAGCTATATTTCATCTTTACCTTACTCGAAACTAGAAGAAGAAATAGGTAACTATTGCGTTAATCATATTCAAAACGGTTTATCTTTTGGGCATATTATTAATATAAATGACGGAGCGGATAGAACCGACGAGCAAAAGATAGAAACACTGGCAAGCTACCGTGAAAAGTTAAGCGGTTCGAGTAATGCGGGTAAGTTTCTTTTAGCATACAACGATAATAAGGATAGTGCTATTACGGTGGAATCTTTACAAGTTAGTGAAGCGCATAAACAATACGAGTTTTTAAGTTCGGAGGCTACTCAAAAAATTATGTTATCGCATAGAGTTGTGTCGCCTATTTTGTTCGGGATTAAAGACAATACAGGATTCGGAAATAATGCAGACGAAATGCAAGTAGCATTTGACGAATTAATGATTAACGTTATACAACCAAAAAAAGAAACAATACTTGACGGTTTAATGGAAATCTTTAACGCTTGCGGAATTAGTATCGACTTAGATTTTATTCCTTTAAGAACAAAAGCAGTTGAAGTACAGCCTACGCAATTAAGCGCACAAAGTAACCACGAACACACAGACGATATTTTAGCCGATGAGTTGGTAGGTTTAGGGGAATCAATAGATTTAGACGAGTGGGAATTGATAGACTCTAGGGAATCGGATAATGACGACCCAATTACTGAAACGTCCTTTAAATTAGCTTATGCACCGTCTAACTTTCCCGAAAGAGATAGTGAACAAGATACGACACTATTTAAAATACGTTATTCTTATGCTGGTAATCCAAACCCAGAAAGAGAGTTTTGCCGTAAAATGATGCAAGCAAATTTGATGTATAGAAAAGAGGATATTATCGCAGCGGGTAACAAATCGGTTAATAAAGGCTTTGGTGCTGAGGGTGCGGACAAGTACTCAATATGGCTCTATAAAGGCGGTGCCCGATGTCGCCATTTTTGGATGCGTAATATCTATATTAAGAAAAATAACGATAAAATAACGGCAAAAAAGGCACGTGAACTACTTAACGAACTTGACCCATCGCTAAGAAAAGAGGCGAACTTTGAGCAAAACGATGCTTTAGTAGCTAAAATGCCAAACGATATGCCAAATAATGGATATTTAAAACCTCAAAACTAATGGAAACGATACTATTAACAGACAACCAAATAACAGAAAGTACTCTATTGGGTGGTAATATTGATGTGGATAGATACAAATTTTGTATTATAGACGCTCAAATATCTAAATTAGAAGAAAGTTTAGGTGAAACACTATACGAAAAGATAAAAACAGACTTTGAAAATAGCGTTTTAACAGGCGATTATCTTATATTGCATACAAAGTATATCACGCCTTTTTTAATCCATCAAAGCGCTATGGAATACCTTAAAATCGGGGCGTACCACGTTAGTAATGGGGGGATTTATAAACACACTCCAAACAATGGAACGGCTATTGATAAAAATGAGGTTGATTTTTTAGTTGAAAATCAAAGGGTAAAGGCTGAAATGTACATGCAAAGGATGGAAAAATGGTTATCTTTAAACCGTATTCCCGAGTATTATTCTTATGTATCAGGTACGGTAGTTCCATCACGAAAGCAAAGTATGGGGAGCTGGTTTTTTGAGGGTATAAATCATAGTAATAAACGAAATAAAAGCGACAATGACAACGACCAAGACTTCGGATTCTAAGGAAAAGCAAGAGCGTGAGGCTAAAAAGACTATTGAAAAACTGCAAATTTATCTAAAGAAATATGGCACAACAAATAATTAACGTCGGCGCAAGTGCAAACGATGGAACAGGCGATACTTTAAGACTATCGCAACAAAAAACAAACGATAATACAACCGAACTATATAATAGTAAGTTAGATTCCGTTGTCGCTGGCACAAATGTAACCGTAGACAATACCGACCCTTTAAACCCTATTGTAAGCGCAACGGGTGGAAGCGCAACTTTAGGACTTATAAAAATAGTAGATAAATCGGGTGACTTCTTTACAAATTTAGCTACTGCTTCGGCTTATATTAGAACGTTCACAAGTGCCACGATTACAAATGAAAGTTTTTCAAATGGTACGTTTTGGTTTACTGTTCCTAATGGTTCAAATTTCGCAAACAATAACGGATTTTTGTATAAATTAACGCCACACACCGCATACATTGAAGACCCTTTAGAATTAATTTCTTTTTTAGGAAATAATACGCTTGGATTTAGTTCTGGAAATAGTTTTTTAGGAAACGTAAGATTTGGAACGAATTCTCTAGTTAGTTTTTCTGGTATTTTAAGAGTTAGAAACGTAACATTAGTAAATACTTCGGACACCTTAGGGGTAAACGCAAGCGGGCGCGTTGAAATTTACGGAACAATAGGCACAACAACAGCAAACAATTACACTAACTTTTTTACAAGTTCAACCGCAGTTATTTGGGCGCAGAAAGTAATGCAAACCAACAACGGAGGAGGTATTGAAGGCGATTTAGCAAGGGCTCAAACAAATGGAGCAAAGTTATTCTTTGGATATGCAGACGGTGGAACTACTGGCGCACCTTTAACACGACAAGAGTTTAGTTTTACAAGTTCGCAAAGTTTTACGCTATCTAGTACACCGAGTGCGATTTATGCAGTCTTTGTAAACGGTCAAGAATTAAACAGTTCGCAATATTCTTTTGTAACTACTACTTTAACAATAGCAGATACTTTAGAAACAGGCGATAAAATTAATATTATTTATACTCCTACTGTAGCTGGAGTATTAGACTATTACACTAAGGCTGAAATAGATGCCTTTGATTATGAAAGCAATCACGCAGAATTTATTGAAGTTAATGAGTTAAGTGACTTACCTACTCCTGTAAGTGGAGTGATTACTTTAGTTGCAAATTATACCTACTTATTTTTAAAACATATCGACTTATTAGGCTCACGTTTAGTTTGCGGTCAAAATACTGTAATAGTGGGTTGGAGTTCAGAAAATTGTTCGATTAGTTCAACGGGTTTAAGTGGTGCAACTGCTTTGATAACTTCTACTTATTCACTACCTATTAGAAGCATCTCATTTACTCACGATAAAGTTTTTGATTTACAAGGCGATATAACCACTACAGCTCTGGATTGGTTCGGAGTTAATCTTTTGAATTGCACAAGCGGCGGGACCATTAAAGACTATGCTAATTTTGTAATGAGTGATTGTGCCTTTTTAAATAGTGGAGGTTTTAACTTTGACGGTACTATTGGAACTATTGGATTTAGTAACTCCTTATTTAATACTGCAACCGGAACTACTGCAATTAATATCTTATCTACTTGCACTGTAAGCCGTAGGTTAAGAATTATTTATTCTTCATTTGTTATTGGTAGCGGCGAAACAGGTGTAAATTTTAGCACCTCTGCAACAGTTAGCGATGAAAAATATATCTTAGATACGATTAACTTCTCAGGTGGTGGAACTTATACAAGTGGAGTTACTAACACTTCAAATAAGGCTTTATTTGTGAACTGTGTAGGTATTGCGAACACTGCAACGCGTGGCTTTATGTATATGATTAACAACGGAACCGATACAACTATAGGAGGTGGAAATGTTAACGTATGGGTAAAAGCGCAAGGTACTACAACAGCAGACACGGCAAACTCTAAATTTAATCATGCAAGTAATAGATTAACTTATACAGGAGCGTTTAATACTTCATTTTTAGTAACCGTAAATACGGCAGTTAGGTCAGGTAACTCTAACCAAAATATAAGTATTGGTATTGCTAAGAATGGAACTATTTTGGCTAACTCTGAAATGACAATTAGAACGGCAACAGCTAACCAAGAACACCCAGGTAGTACGCAATATGTAATTGATTTAGTTGCTAATGACTATTTAGAATTATTTGTTAAAAACTCGCAGTCGGCTGATGTTAGAGTATCAGATTTAAACTTTTCAGTAATTAAAATACCATCATAATGAACGGAACTAAAAAAATAACAAAAGGACAAATCGAATCATATACTACTGCTGATATTGCAGATAGTGTAGGTAAAAGGTATCAGACGGAAAATCAAAATACCTTTAACGATGCCACTTCTAGTATTCAAACTCAGTTAAATACTAGAAATTTTAACTTAGTTAAAGATTCATCACCTACAAGCGCAGTAACAGGAACAACAACTTTGACACAAATAGGAAGCAGTATTTTAATTCCAGCAAATACTTTTAATGCAAACGATTACTTTTCCTTAGAATCTTTTGCCATTTTAAAAACAGGAGTTGCGGGGACGTGTAACATTAAATTGCACGTAAATAGTTCAAGTGACTTTGCAACGTCCACAGCAATATCTTCAACTAACTTTACAGCCACGCAAATAAGCGGAACGACTCAAAGAATATTTGAAATAAGCGGGGGTAATTTAAAGAATAGAATTCCCGCTTCAGCTAGTGCTTTTACAGATAGAGCAGCAACCTCAACAACAGGGCTATCTATTACATTTAATCCAGCAGTTGACAACTATTTATTCACTAGCGTTCAATTATCAGTATCAACCGATTCAGTAGTAAGAACACAACTTATAATAACTAAATAATTATGCCTTTATACTCAATTTTAGATTCAGAAAATTATATCACGCATTGTATTATGAGTGATACTTGTCCCGAAAATGGTACACCTTTACTTAACACGCAATTTAAAAGACCTCGTTTAGTTGGTGGCGTATTGATTGAAACACACGTTCCAACTGATGAGGAGCTAATAGAAGCCGAGTTCTTGAAATACCAACAAAGGGAGCGCGACGGAATGGACGCTTATTTAAAGATTAGCGCAGAGTTTAGAGTGGCTAAATTAAGCGGTCAAATAAGCGAAGCCGAGCATAAAGCAATTGAAGAACTTTTAATTCCGGTACGCGACGAAATTAGAGCGGGGCAGTGGATAAGCGGTTTGGTCAAGTTGGAAGCGTTAGGCTCACAAAATATAGGAGTTACTTTATACGGTAGATTGCATTTACAAATCTCAAATTATATCGAATTATGTTATTAATTTTAGCGTGGATTTTATTTTTGCCGTTATCAATTATCAATTACTTTTGTGTAAAAAACAAAAAAGGATATTTCAAACAAACGGCGTTAAACCTTGACAAGTTTGGCAATCGTGAATTTAGGGCATTTCTTAATTTTTCTATGCAAAAAAACGGTTATCAATTTGGCAACCCAAACGAAACAATTTCGAGCGCGCTTGGTAAAAACGAGCGAGATAATACCCTTACTAAATGCGGTCGTATTTTAGTTAAAATTTTAGACTTAATTGATAAAAACCATTGCAAAAAAAGCATATCTTTGTAATTATGAGCCAAGCACAACGCACCGAAATAATGAAATGGTTAACCCTTATAATAGGGTTCGCTATATTGGTACTTCAAGTTTATAAGTATTTTGAAAATACTTTAGAATTAAATATGAATGAAGTTGTATTAACTGCGGTTGCCGTTGTATTAATGCGTAACCCTTATTCACTTATTGACCTTTTAAACAAACGAAATGACAGGTAATAAGATAGAACTAATATCAATGTTAAGTGCAGCCTTTTTAAGCACATTTGTTATGGAAATGATGGAGAAAGTGATTATTACTACCGTTGCTATGGTTATAGGTACGACCATAGCTTATTATTGGAAAAGATATTTAAAATCAAATGAAGGAAACCAAGAAAAATAAACGAAATTATAACAGATGAAAGTAAATAAAGAATGCTTAGACTTAATTGCTAGTTTTGAGGGTTTATCTTTAAAACCTTACTTATGTTCAGCTAAAAAAGCTACAATAGGATACGGAAACACCTATTACAAAGACGGTAGAAAAGTAACTATGCTAGACAATCCAATTACAAAAGAACAAGCCTTAGAACTGCTTAAAGTGATTGCTGATAGTTTTGCAAAACAAGTTAGTAGTATGGTAACTGCTCCTTTGAATCAAAATCAGTTTAACGCTTTGGTATCTTTTACCTTTAATGTGGGTGCTAGTAATTTTAAAAATAGTACCTTGCTAAAGTTAGTAAATAAAGACCCGAATCAGTTAGCAATAGCGAACGAGTTTTTAAAGTGGGTAAACGCTGGAGGTCAAAAAATTAAAGGTTTAGAAAATAGAAGAATTAGAGAATCTCAAATATATTTTAAAAAGTAAAAAACATTATGGAAAAAGAATTAATTGAAAACTTATTGACTAACGCGGCTACAAAGTACAGCCAAAGTCCAGCAACTACCAACGCGGGTAGAATTTTAAGATTTATTGCAAAGATAGTTCCTGTTGGAGTTGTTGTTAAATTGTTTGCGCATAAATTAAGTAAATAGTGTACCAGTCTATTTGAATTTGCTACCATTTAGAGCACTTATTTTAAAGCCGTTAATTAAGTTTAACGGTTTTTTTTATGTTAATTTTGAAAAAAAGTTTTTTTAATTCAAAAGATAGACTTATATTTGTACTCAGATAACAATTAAAAAAGAGAAATGATGAGTTTTAACTACGACGATTACAAAACAGGATTACACGATAGTGATAGTCCTATGAATAGAGAAACTTTTAACGATGAGTTTATACAGCATTGGGATAACCTTTCGGAAGCCTACGAATCAGGACACGAACACGTATTCCACGAAAAACGCAACGAAATTATAGACGAACTTTGGAAAGTTCACGAAGTACTGAAAGTTACAGGTCACGGAATGAAAGGCAGAATAGAATCTATAATTGAGAAAATGATGTAATATTAAAGTGGTCGAATTTGACCACTTTAAAAAATTACTGTTAACGTCCTGCGGCTTTGTGATGTTGCCGAAAAAACACACCTAAAACTTTAAATTTAAGACAGATTATGAAAGCCAAAACAAATGTTACAGTTAAAGACCAAGACGGCAAT